CAGGGGGCCACTGTTGAGCTGACGTGTGGGCCTGCAATACCTGGTAAAGTTGGGGGTCTCCTACGGTGTTGGTGCCGTAGGAAAACACATCCTTGATTTTGTAAGCATGGCCTACCTCGTAGACCGGAAACACGGTTGGTACCTCTAGCAGAGTCTCAGCGTGTTTCTCCGGGTCCAATGTGGATAGGAAAAGCTGAATAGCCCGTCTCAGCTCCCGCACCGCTTGCAGTTTATCCATTTTTGTTCACCTCCTCACCGAGCAGAGCTGCTAACAGCTCCTCCACAGTCACCGGCTTCTCCGGCTCCACATCCGGGTGCTCTGCGTTGTAGGCGTCCAGTGCCTCCTGGTCTACCACCAGCGCCGTCACAGCGCCGTCCTGCACGGTGAGGGTGCAGAAGCCTTTGGTGTTGATGTAGTCCATCAGCAGGACGTCGGGGAGGGAGACGGAGTTGGGGAAGGGGGCGGAGGTGGGGTTGCCGTGGTTGAGGCCTTGGGTGTTGATGTAGTACATGTGGATACCTCATTTCTATTTAGCCTATGACTAGGAAGTAGTAGATATATCCGGAATCATTCCCTTGGTGGAAGGAACTGTCGTTATACCAAAATATTGTTTTCCCGTCCTTGCTTTTCTTTGCGTAAGAGTAAGATTTGTCCCCAAACCCATTGTATTGCGCATATGTTGTGGTTAGGCTCTCAGGCGTGATAACTCTACTGTCCGAACCGTAGGAACCTAGTGCCCCAGATTGGGTTATGCCAGATTTGTAATACCGCAAAAACATAACCACCTTCGGCGCAAAATCAAACGTCAGCGAGTTCGGGTTACTGCTCCCATACGTCCCCGTCCCCACATAGGACACAACCTGCACCCTCGCTTTATCCCCCAACTTTCCAAGGTATTCGATAGTGGTGCCAGCGGGGATAGCGGCGTAGCCGGTGACGGGTTGGCGTTTATTTGTTGCTATACCGTTCGTCACGTATTCTATGGAAGCGTCAGAAGGAATAAACCAAACGTCACCAGCATTAAAATCGCCGTTATTGGCTTGGTACTTTATATATTTTCCTTTTGTCATTCGCGCTTGGGTTAATCCGTTGCTATTATTCGATATACCATAGACCGAGTAGTCAACAATGTTTACCGTGCCGTCTGAATTTGCGGACAGGGTTGTTCCAACATAAACCCCCGCGCTATTAGACCTATCACTCATAAGAAATTCACCCGTCACCACCTCCCCCACCACATACCCCGCCTCTTTCGCATCATCGCCCTCCTGAAACGCATTGGGGTTGGTGGATACAGGGTAGGTGGTGGTTGTTCCGGCGGGGACATACACAACCTTCTGCATTTTAGTTGCAACATGGGTATAGTAATAAGGATACCCAGTGGTATTCGGTTGCCCTGTGATGTATTGGATGGATGCATCATTAGGGATATACCAAACGCCTCCAGGAGATTTCAGATTAGACGAAATCTCCGTTGTACCAGCCTCAAAATATTTCCCTTTCAACACAAACAAATCAGAGTTGCTGGTGTTATAAGCCACGGTCAGTGTAGTTATCGTGCCGGATAAGTTGCCTTTTTCGTCGATAGTGCTGGAATATTTGATAGTTTGGTTATAGTTACTTCCGTTATTGGATACAATGTAACCACTAACAGCGGGTTCCAGTTCAACTTTCGCAGTGCCAGTCACCACCGTCTTCCTCCACACATGCAACTCCCCCGTATTCCCCAACGCCTGAAACATGCCGTCGGGGGTGGTGGAGGGGGGGAGGCCGATTTGAGCAGCAGTTGCGTCTTTCAGCAGATTAGCCTTGTTCAGAGGCGTTCCCACCTGTTGGAATCCTTCGGCATTGATACCGTTGAAATCAATGGGGAATGTACCGGCCTGGAGCATTGCCAGGGCGTCCGCCCAGCTAATCCCAGCGGGTACCGCGCTTTTCAGGAATCGGCTGTTACCAGTCCCCTTTAATACAGAATCAATCATGTTACACCTCCCCGCTGAAAACTTCGCCGCTGGTTATCAGCGTGATTTTCAGCGATTCGATTGTTTTGTCCAGGTTTTGGAATATCGTTTCGATATTGTTTGCCTGGGAATAGGTTAGGTTGGACAGGGATTCGGGAGCTGGGGGTGTGTTCTCCGGCAGGATAAACGCCGCACGGATGTTTTTTACGTCGCTGATATACTGCGCCGCCTGCTCCTGGGTTGGAATATCACCGTTGGCCCAGTCCGTTTTAGGGGATACCTCAACAGAGGTACCAGCATCGTCACGCAGTCTATCCCGAAGGTAAGCTACTGCCTGGCCGACACGATTCATGTCGGTGTAGTTGTAACTGCCCTTCATCACGGTCAGAAACTCGGTGATTTCCGCTTCCGTTGCGTTTCCGGTGCTGATTTTCTGGGCCAAACTAACAGCCTCGGAAACATCCGACGCTGTGCGGTCCGTGATTAGGGCGTCGATGATACTACCGTTTTCTGTAATTGCTGAACGCTTTACGCCCATTGAATCACCTACCATTCTACAATTACACACCCAGGTTTTCCGTTCTCCCCGGCTGTGCCCTCCGTGGCTCTTGCGGCTACATAGGTATGATACATGCCGGTTTCTTTGTCTTTGCGCTGGGCATATTTACCATTGCGGCCTTGCTTGCCGCCTGCGCCGCCCGAACCTTCCAGGCCGGTGATTGTACCGGCATAGTCAGCGCCCTTCTGGGCGTACACAGCGCCGCTTTGAATGTCCATCAAACCAGAGGTGTAGATTTTACCGTTGGCGGACGTGAACACACCGAATGTGGTAGCGCCGCCGTCCGTGCCCTTGGTACCATCCTGGCCCTTTGCACCACCAGCGCCGCCGGTACCAGCTGCACCACAAGCGTAGGTGTATGCCTGGTTTTTGGTGGCGGTTGTTTCGATGATGAACACCTTGCCGCCATTGCCGCCGATGCCGCCATCGTTATCCTTCGGGTCGAAAGAATCGCCCCACAGCATATTGCCGCCGCCGCCGCCCATGCCGCCGATCAGCGTGATTTTGATAGCACCAGCTTGAGGTGCTGTCCAGGTACCGGAACCAGTGAGAATGATTTTGTTCTGATACATGGAATCATTGGGAGACTGCACCAGCTCGGACGGGTTGGAACGCATTACGCCGTCTTCTAGGGTAAGCTGCTGTTTGTACAGTCGGGCGGAAATCGTGCTTTTGAATTGCGTGTCTACCGCCTGGATATCGCCGCATTCGCTGGATGGATTGCCCCGACTTTTCACGCTGAACGAACGCCCGCCGTACTCGAACAGGCAGGATATAACCGCCTTTCTGGCATCCGCTTCTGTGTGGATAAACGGGTTATCGACACTCAGGGATACCTCGGATTCGGTGTTATTCCCAGAAAATGTGACCTCATTGTTGTTGTCCAGCTTAAACGTGATATCTGCAATATCATCGTTTGCCGACATTTCCGGGTATTCGTACATGTTATCCAGGGTAATTCGGTTCCCTTCGTCCTGGGCCAGCTTACCGACACGCAGGTAGCCGGTCGCAAAATCCTGCCGGGGCCATGCGTTGATTGCCATGCACAGAAAGCGTAGCATCTCGCCGCATTTTTTATCCTTGATATCGTCCTTCGTTGCTGTAATGGAAATATCCTTTACAGCATCTTCCACGATGTAGTTTGTGCGGAAGTTTGCACCCAGGCTTGCCATAATAGCCTCTACCCAGCCGGATACTTTCGTTGGCAGGGTTTCGGGGACGATGAAATTTCTCTTGGTCAACGCCCCGATAACATCCACAAGGGACCATTCAACAGTGAGGTCTTGTAACTTCCAGCCTGCGCTTTGCTGGTAGTAGGTGCCACCTGGCAACCATTCGACTGTCCCATCTTCCAGGTATAGACCCAGCTCCACGACGATTCTTTGCCGATCTTCGATAGATGTAAAGATTGTGTTTGGGGCATAGGGGTCGAAACGATGGTCTTTGTTTTCTACCCGGATATCACAAGTCGAATACGGGATTTTCAACCCGGAAAACGTTACTTCCGTTAGAATATCCACGGACTGCAAAACTTTCGTGTCCCATGTTTCATACAGGCCGAACAGCAGGCGCAGAACCCGGACAACGCGGTTAGGCAGGGACCACTTCTTGATAGTCAGCCTTGCCTTGGTTGGGTAATTCACCGTGAAGCCATCGATAACAACACTGGTATCTCGGTTGTTCGTTACAGAACGGGTATACAGAAGGTTATCACCGCTCCAAACCTGGACATCGAACTCAGTTGGGTATCCGTCTGCCGATTTGCTGGAAAACTGCGTTGTGACGGCCTGTAAAATTTCGATGTTGGACACTGCGATTTCGATATAGGGATAGGGTTCGGAAAAGCTTCCATCCTGGCCTGATAGGGTCTCCCCTTCCCAACCAACCTGTCCCCTTCTGTCCGCTGGGTCGCTGGGCCGGATGGTAAAACTACCATCCAGTACCCAGCGATTCAGTTCCAGCGTTGCAATGGCATCCGGGCTTTCATCGTTGCCACGATTCGCCACCTGGGCTGAGTTGGAGATAGGACCTTCCTCATTGGGAGTGATGCTGTTGATGGTTGCATCCGGATCCACCAAGTCGAAAACTGCACGGACTAACTGTTTCCGAGAATCAGCCACGATAGCGGCATCATATTCTGCGCTGTGTTTAATCATGGCCGTCAATCTCCTCGAATACCAGTTTGTACCCGCCCCAGGTGGGGCCAGCGTCTCCCCAGCGGGTGAGCGTGGGTTGGGGTTGTTCTACCAGGTGGAACCAGCCCTGCACCAGTTCTTTTCCGCCGGTAGAGGGCAGGAAAAAGAGCTGATGCCGACGTCTGGATTTCATGGCTTCTGCGATTCGCTGCATGGTGGCATAGTCGATTGCAGACCATTCCAGTTCCACGTGCCAGATGGTGGCGCGGACTTCTTCGATACGCCGCCCGGAAATCATGCGCTCTGAGACGCCTAGCTCTTCCTCATAAGCGGTGTAGTCCCCCTCTTCCAAATCTTCGATTTCGATCCCATCAATAGAGAGGAACATGTTGCCAGTATCTTCGTTCATTTTCCCACCCCCTTAATCGCTTACAATGCGTGGGCTTTGATCTTCCACGGCCCGGATATCATCAATCAAGCCACGGGCGACCTCTTTGCCGTTCAGGTTCAGCACGATTTCCTTGCTTCGTCCCTGGGCGCTGGATGCTAGGACAATGGCGTTTGCCAGTCCGGTCATATCCTCGGTTTTCAGAGATGCAGCTTGTGCCGCTTTGTCGTTTACCGTACCAGTCAGCCGCCCAGAGAAGTCGGAAACATCGGCGTTTACCGTCCTGGAAACAACGTCGGCAGCGTTGATTCTATCCAGTTCTGCCAGGATGCTATCAGATACGGATTTTGCTATTGCAATAGCCCGCTCCCCACTGATAGCCAAGCCGTCACCGAAAGCGTCCATCGCCTCTTGTCCCGCAGGCTTAAACTCATCCGGCAGCTTATCCAGGTATTCGTCATGGATAGCGTCAATTTCCGTCTGGTAGATGGATTGAGCAACTTTTTTAGATGCTGCCTCCTTCTCCTGCCACAGGGCCATATAGTTCTCATACTGATCGTCCGCCATGCCCAACAGGGCGTTGGCGTATTTCATGGCCTTTTCTTGGTCCAGCCCAAGAACTTCATCAAGCAGGCTATCCGCAATGCCGCGGTCTTTTAGGGCCTGGATGGTATCACCGTACTTATTGATAGCGTCGATACTCTTTTGCAGGTTTGTCAGCTGGAAGAAATCATCTTCCTCGGTGAATAGATCAACGTCGCTTAACTTGCCCTGCAAACTATCCCGGCTGCTTTCAACAGCGTTCAGTGCTTTTTCGTAGTTGCTCTTGATTTCATTCAGAGCATCCGCTTGGGATTTCAAGGCTTCCTTCTGGGCCGCTTCCTGCTTTTGGAGCTGTTTTTCGTTCCAATCTTCATTCAGCTTGTCGATATCAGCCTGAATCTTTTCCCTGTCCTTGATTTCTGCCTTGGCTAGTTCGTCGTTCTTTTCCTTTAGGTTTTTCTTGTACTCAGCAAGCTCTTTAGCTGCTGCACGTTCATTAGCTGCCGTTTCGATTTTTTCAATCTCTGCGTTCAGCTTTTCAACCTCTTTGGAAACGATGTTAGCAACGTTTCTAGCTGCATCACGGGCCAGTTTGACGTTTTCCTTCAAACCGTTTGCAAGGCCCTGAATGATGTTCACACCGTATTCATAGAATACCTTGGACGGCGAATGAATCCCTAAAAGGCTGGTGAAAGCACTCTTGATTTGCCCAGCAAAACTCTTGATTTTGCCAATAGCCGCGCTGATCTTGCTGGAAATACCATTGATTAGTCCTTGGATGATGTTGGAACCGATGGATTTCAATTGTCCAGGCAACGAAGAAAGCGTTGATTTGATGTTGTTGCCAACCTGCACCATTTTAGCCCTGGCCTGCGCTGCCATCTGGGAACCCCAACTAATCAGGGCGGAAAGAGCACCTGCTAAAGCGCTCTTAATTTTGCCGGGAAGGGACGAGAAGAAGGTGATAACCGCGTTTACGGCGTTGCTTGCCGCCTGCCGCATGTTGGCTATCATCTGCGATCCCCAGCTACGGATAGCTGCGCCTGCCGCAGTCAGCGCACTTGTGATTTTACCAGCGAGATTCTGGAACCATGTAACCACCGCGTTAATGGCATTGGTTACGGCGTTCACCATCGTCTGCTTAACGTTGTTGCCCCAGTTGCGGATAGCAGCACCAGCCGCCGTTAAAGCACTGGTAATTTTGCTTGCCAGCCCGGAAAACCATGTAACAACTGCATTGATAGCGTTGGTCACAGCGTTTACAAGCGCTTCCTTCGCCGAGGTACCCCAGTTGCGAATAGCTGTCCCCGCCGCTGTCAATGCGTTAAAAATGGCATCCGGTAGATTCTGGAACCAGGTGATTACCGTTTGGATTGCATTGGGTAAGGTAGTGCTGAAAAATGTAATCAGCGCACCAATTACCGTTACAACGGCGGTAATTACGTTTGCCAAAAATTCAAGGGCAGCACTGAGAGCTGTGATAGCTACCGTTGCCGCAATTTCGGTAAATTTCTGGAAAAACTCACTGATTGCCGCCGTTCGTTCTGGTGTAAAAACCTTGCCTATGGCTTCTCCTAATGTGGAAAACGCCGATTTTACCCCTTCAATGGGGCCAGAAATCCAGCCTGCAACGTCGGGGAATAGGTTACTCAGTCCATCTAGGATAAGGTTTCCTAAATTGCTGAGAATTCTGCCAATAGTTGGCCCGACATTTTGAATGACCGTAACAACGCTTTGGACTAGGTTCTCTGTAAGAGCACCAAGGTCTGCGTCCGGACTTGCCAGCCCGACAAGCCAGTTTTCCCAGGCACCCTTCATAGAGTTTACGCTACCCTCGATGGTGGTAGCTGCTTCCTTCGCCGTGGTGCCAGTGATTCCTAGGTTGTTTTGCACCGCATGGATAGCCTCGATCATTGTCGCAAACGACACATTATCTAGGCTGCTGATTTTTTTACCAAGGACACCTGAATCATTGATTAGGCGAATCATTTCTGATTGTGTGCCGCCATACAAGTAAGTTCAGTACAGTTTGCAAGGCTGTACCCGCCTTTCGGCTGCTGCATGTTTCCATGCAGGTCAGACTATCTCTTGACCGTTTCCGGCCCCCTGCGCTTCCGCCCGCTTGAGCGTACTCTACTCTGTTCCGGGTTTCCCCGTCATTTCGATAGTCGTTACACGTTCACTATAATTTAGTGTTTCGCACGGTATCGCCCACAGCGTTATCCGTTTGGGGTTTCACCGTTTTCACAGGGTTTATACTGGGCAATGGTATGGCACTGTCTACCCAGTTTTAGGTTATCTAACATCGTGTAGTTTTGCTTAGCAAAACCTTGGTAGGCGTCCTGTATGCTCTGCATGTCGGTGCCCATCTTGTTGGCGTTGTCCGACATGTCGGTGATAGCTCGGTTTGCTATCTCTGCCGCCTTATTTACGTCACCGCCCAGGCCAGAAACCAGAGACGCGGCGAACGATGTAGCCGTCTCCATGTACTGGTTGGCAGAAAGCCCGGCTGTTTTGTAGGCGTTAGCGGCGTACTGTTGCATCGTGCCGCTGGCTTCTTTAAATAAGGTATCAATGCCGCCTACATTCTGCTCATAGGAAGCATAAGCTTCGACGGCCTGCTTGCCAACGTCGATCATAGCCTCGCCGAGTTTTTTAACGGCTTCAACGGCCAACTCGACGCCCTTGGCAGCGAGATTACCCATGAAGGTGCCTTTGAAAATCTCGCTGAATTTACTAGCACTGCCACCAGCTTCATCCATCTGGTCCCCAGCATCATCGGCAGCATCGCCTAATCTGTCCAGATCTTCTTCAGCATCATCCGCTGAATCGCTCAACCTATCCAAATCCTCACGAAGATGGTCCGCGCCGTCCGAGTTTGTGCTAAACGGGTCGTTTCGTAATTCATTGAACGATGATTCAAGATCATCTAGGTAGGAATCCATATCGTTCAGCGAATTGCCCAGGTTTTGGGCACCATCCGCCGCCGTGGAAAACGGATCGTTGTTCAGTTCATTCAGTGAGGCGTCGATTTCATTAAGATAGGTATCAATATCCCCAAGGGAACCGGAAATACCCTCTGACATGCCCCGCGAAGCACTGGAAACAGTCTCAAATGAGCCAGTGATACCCTTTAGGTTGTTTGCTAATGCTTCGGCAGCAGATAAAACTTGTTTGAACGAGTTTATTACTTCGCTGGCATCACCGTTAATTTCGATGGTAACGGAACCATCAGCCATTTACGTCACCACCTTAATCACCTTTCCCCTTCTGTTTGACGTATTCCTCTGCCTCCTGGTATCTCCTGTTGATTTGCGCCAACAATTCGGCGTCGCGTTCTTCCACCGTCATGTGTTTTTTGCGGTCTACGGTATCCTTGATAGCGTAGATTTCGCGCATTTTCTTGAAATGCTTGCGGCGCGTCCGGTCCAGCTTGTTTAAGTCCGCCGTTCGGTACATAATCCGTTGCATAAAATTGCTTTCATGCGGCAGGTTGAACAGCAGGCGGCGAAACTCCCACCAATGTAAGTCTGTTTTCGTAAGGTCGATGTTGTAGTAAGTAAGGAAGGAGGAAGAGATAGCTTCGGCATCTTGCTCAAAGTCGTATACTCTCCCTCCCTTCTTCTTATCCCCTTGTTTTGGTTCTCCGTCAGCTTGATTGTACCCACGGAAAAAGCCAAGCATGGCATCAACAGCGGCCTTAACATCGGCAGGGACAGAGCCTCGGTAAAAAAGGGATAAAAGCCCGGCAACGTCCGGTTTTTCTTCCTTCAATACCTCTAGCTCTATCGCCACTCCGACGCGGAAGCTGGGGTCTATCGGCACCCGCTTCCCGTTGACTTCAACATGATCCGGCAGCGCCCGAAACGGGTTAGTTCGCATTGGACTTGCGCAGCTTCACCCGCTCGGCGGCTTCTGCGCGGCGTCGTGCCCGTTCCTCTGCGCGTCTCTGCTCCCGGTTGGTGGGGGTGGCGGCAGCACCGGGCACAGGAAGCACGTTCGCGATATCCTTGATGGAAACCATCTCTTCCGCCACACGGCGGACAAAATCACCGTATGCGAACACGATAGCTTTCAGGTTGTTTCTGGGACCGAAGCACTTGTCAGAGGTGCCCTCTCCGATAAGGGTATCGAAGAAATCCCTAACCAGTTCGCACATGCCTTTCATGTAGGCGGTGACATCCTTGGGCAGTGCTTCGGTTTCCTTCTGCATACGCTCCAGCTCAGTGATAAACAGCTCCATGTTTACCGTGTCGAAAGTGTCATACTCCACGGCAACGCCGTTGATGTTATAGGTATCCATGCTTAATCCTCCTTATATTTGGTTACACGTCGGCGGAATAGGTGTACTCGGTGGGGGCGGCAGTTGCCATGATATCCACATCGATCTCAGCGGAAGCGCCTGCCTCGCCGGAACCATCCGAGTTCACGATAACGGCAGCAGTGCCCTTTTCGCCCTTGCCGGTCAGCAGAGAGAAATAGACGTAGGGCACGATAACGGCCTGACCCGTGCCAAACTTGATAGCGTGAGACAGGGCGTAGTCCTGGAAATCGTCACCAAACATACGATCACCGGTGACGTTGAAGGTGCGCTGGGTAGCGGTCTTGGTGGTCACTTTGCCGTTGCGGATGTAGGTCTTGTCCTCGCTCTCCGGGTTCAGCTGGGAATCAACGTTAGTGATGCCGCCCTGGACAACCACATAGTCCCCGATTTTGCCAGTGGGAGAAGAGGCAATGTCAACGGCCAGGACAAAATCGTCGGCAGTGGCAACGCCGGAAAAGGAAGGAGACGGCTCCTTGCCCGTCATAAGGGTAGAAAGTTTCATTTTTTCATTTCCCCTTTCAGTTGGAAAAATAGTCCATAGTCATCAGAATTTGATGATCTTCGGTGTTATCGTCGTACCGGGCGAACATTGCCGCCCTGGTGTTGCAGGTAATTTTAGTTGCCTGTTTCCCGTCCCCCAGATAAGGCAACGGGCGGCGGGATACGGCCCAATCACCAATAGCATCCAGGATTTCATCAGCTTTCAACCGGTCGTTGTTGCTGGATGGTTGCAGGCGGTAGATGATTTTGAATTGATACTGCCCTTGATACGCCCCGCGAACGTATTCCTTGGTTTTGTAGGCCCCTTGGATGGTAGAAAGCGCCATACCAGGCTGATCGGAAGGAAGATACTCGAAGGCGATATTGGCAGGCTTATCTTCGTACCGATTCAGCCAAACCAGCAACTTTCTGGAAATCTGGTCGGTTTCCGCCCTGGATACCATGCGTAATGGTTTATCATCCATTCAATATCGCCTCCTTGTACTTCTTTACCCAGTTCGGTAGATTCATAGCCTTGGAAGCATCAAACCAATGGCTTTGCGCCTGGCCGTGCATCGCTTTGGTGAATACCAAACTCTTGCCATTTGCCACCTTAGTAGCTCCCGGCCTAGCCCATGGGCTTCCGGTATCGGGGTCAACCAATACCTTACCTTCCCACAGAAAACGGGCATACGGTCCGGGGTATACGATGGTATCCCCCTGCACCCTAGCTCGTCCCGCAAGGGAACCTGTAAGGGCTGGGACAAACTGGTCAGTGTCCTTCATGGCTTCGTTTGCCAAGACTTCCTTGGCTCGGTCTGCACGTTGGGCAAACTTGTCGGCGTCAATTTTTACATCAACCTTAACGCTAATCATCAGCGCCCTCCGATTTCAAAATGTTTCATCTCTTCCGAGCCGAAATCCTTCGCATCCACCGAATTGATTCTGTATACATCATCATGCGTTCGGTTAATCCACTGGAAATCTTTCTCAGGTTCGATTACTTCACCCTTGACGATGAATGTAGAAACATCGGTGGGCGGCGCAGAATCCAGCGTCCACAGGCCGCTTTTATCGGCATGGTATTCCTTCGGGGATACATACCGTTTGATTTCGGCGGTCTGCCCGTCGTAGGCTTTCACGCTGAACGGGATGTATACCGTCACCGCATCGGCGTTTTCCATGCCGGAAGAACGGACGTTTGCGGCCTTGGCAGCATCTAACAGCACCCCTTCCAGCACCGTGATATTAGTCACTTGCTCGAAGGTTACCTGATCCTCAGTGATGATATACAGGGTGATGGTATGCGGAAACATCGTCACCAGCAGTCACCCCACTTTGCCACCGGGTAGCCGGTAGCCTGCAAAAAGCCGGTACCTTGCAGGTAGATTAACAACGCGCTTTTTTTGCGTGCTGTTAGCAGCTGCAGGTCTGCCGCACTCAGAGTTTTGGTTCCATAACTCCGGGACCATCCCCCCACCGATTCGCTAGAGATGGAACCGGTGGAGGAAAAGGTCAGGGCGTTCAGCCTGTTTTCATCCTGGAAGATTTCAGCCAGCTCACAGGTAGCCATTTGCACCGCCGTTAAATCATCTCCCACCGCCGACATAGCTTTCCCGCTAGTGGCGGCGTTGATGTAGGCAGTGGCACGGATAGCAAGGCCGTTGAAATCAGCTTCTTCAATGGCGTTGCCGCCGTATTCGTTCCTGTAAAACTCATAGGTTGCGTAAGCCATTGGGTAGCTCCTTTCTCAGGCCACCTTGATAACGTAAGTCTCATCCATGCGCTCGAAAGAGGGCAGGACGATTTCGGAGACGGTGGTCTTGGTGTTCACAGGGTCAGAGGTGGTAGTCACCGCAACGGCAATGCCGGTATCAACCAGGGACACATCAGCATCTGCCTTGCCCATCAGAGTGCGCTCTTCGGGAGTGGTGCCGTACCAGGTAGAACCCAGTGCGCCCTCAGGCAGCAGGGTAATCATATCGTCGGGATAGAACTTGTGAGCAGTACCAGCCTCGTCCTTGTACTGCTTGGAGTACACGATGACGGTCACACCAAGTTCGTTCTGGAACAGCTCGTTCACTCGCGCATCGGTCATGAACACGTTGGCGGTGATGTTCTGGGCCAGAACGGCGGACTTGATCTTAGCATTGGCTTTCAGGTAGCCCATGGTCTTCTTGCTGCACAGCATGATGGTGGGCCGGGTGCCGGTGTTGGATTCGACGGAATCCAGGGCGTCCTGAATGTCGCTCATGGGGTCGGCGGTGTCGGTAGCGCTCCACTTCTTGGTTGCGGTGGTGATAGCGTTGTAGTTGTTGGTCTTGTAGCTGCCGTCGATGTCGTAGTTGTAGGAATACTGCACACCACCGGCTTCCAGGACGATTCTGGGGGAACCGTCGGTAACAGGGGCAAGCAGCTGCATACGCATACGCTCAGCCACGACGCGGGCACCCTCAACCAGGGTGGAAGCATCGTCGTAGATGGAGGACAGGACAGAGGCCAGGTAGGGATCATTGCCGTCGATGATACGCATGATCTCCTGCTCATCCTCTTCCTTCACCAGCATGGACTCACGGAAAAAGGCCATTTGGGTCTCATCGACCTTGATACCCTCGCGGCTACGCAGGGTAGACTTGGCGTCGAAATTGGAGGGGGCCAGAGAAACGGGCAGGCCCTTGTGGGACTTGATCCACTTCAAATCCAGGCCCATCTTCTTCTTGGCAGGGAAGAAGCCCTCACCCAGGTAAGCCATGCGGTTAGACGCAGCTTCGGTCTGCTGCACGGCAATAGCGGCAGCGCTGAAAACATCAGAAATGTTCATCTTTTATCCTCCTTCCTTACATGAATACGACGTTCTTCATAGCGGCCTTGGCGGCAGCATCCACGGTAACACCGGAATGTGTCTGCGCCTTGGTGGTGTTGATGTAGCCGCCGATAACGATAGTGCCCTGGGGGCGATCCTCGTAAACGTCCCGCAGCAGGACGCCGACGGCGGTAGAAGTCTGACTACCGGATTCGCCGGAAGTTGCAGCCTTTTTGCCATCAGCCGCCATAGGAGTGCCAGCCTTGCAAACGCCGCTGGTAAATGCGGTAGAATCCAGAGTAAGGGCCTTGCCCACATACTCGGAGTTGTACAGGATTTCCACATCCGAAGGTGCGGAAACCTCAGAGTATTTCATGGTACCCAGTGCCATATTTTTCACTCTCCCTTATATTGCGACAGTACGTCGCTGTACGTTTTGTTGTTCTGCGCGGTAGCCGCACCGATGCTTTTTGCAAGAGCGATACCGATGTTTTTGGTACCGTTGTCCTTACCACCCGCGCCGACAGGTCGGCCAAAGGAAGGGGTAGGCTTATCGGATGCAAAAGCGCCGGGGTCAGCTTCACGCTGTTCTTTCAGGAAGTCATCGAAACCTTCCAGTGCGCCGTCTTTCAGGGTCAGACCCTTGGCTTTGAGTTCGTCTCGAAACGCCCTCTCAGCGCCCTTAGACGAAAATTTGACGTTTGCGCCGGTGATAGCAGCAGAAGCAGCGGCGGAATAGTCCCGTTCCGCAATCTGCGCCTTGTAGGCTTCTGTGTCTTTGTCGTACTTGGCTTTCAGCTCATCCATCTGAGCTTTGATCTCATCGGCAGAACCAGCGTTCTTTTTCAGCTCTTCCAGGTCTTTGTCCCGGTCGGCAAGCTGGGTTTTTAGGTTTTCGGCGTCCGCCTTGGCAGCTTCGGCCTTGCCCTTCTCCCGTTCAATGTCTTTGCCGTTCTCGGTCAGAACCTTGTCGATGATTTCATCTTCCAAACCAAGTTCTTTCAGATATTCGCGTTTCATTGTTCTCTCCCACGACTACGCTTATTTACGCGGGTTGCATCCGCTGTCGCCCGTAGTTTTACGACGTCGGGGCGGTCAAAGATAAAAAATAAGCCAAAAACCAACGTTTTAGTTGATTCTTGGCTCAAAGGCTCAGGTTATTTGGGTTTTATTCGCTTTACTTTGCTTCTTTTTGCTTACGTTTGCTTTTTGTTTGCTTACGCTTGCTTAATTTTGGTTTTGTTTGGTTATCCGGCCCATTTGATTTCACCGCACCAATCGCAACGTCTACCGTTGTTTTTGCCGGTGCATTTCACCAGGACGCCACAAGCTCCAGGATTTACCGGGTGAATCTTCTTCCCACATTCAGGGCAACAGAACCAGGTTTGTCCGTTGATTGTTTTAATCATCGTCCTCTTCCTCTTCATCCTCTGGCTCCGGGCCGTTAAAGTAGATATTGAAAAATTCATTCACAGCAACCATTTCGTTTGCGCTTTTCCCATCAAATTCTACGGTTGCAGCGCGATTAGCATCATACGTTTTCTCACACACGGTAATCTTCAATATACCACCTTCGTCCTTTCGCGCTGTAACGGCAGGTTGGCCGCTTCGCTGAATAACCTGTATTCACGGTTCAACAGGCGAATCTTTGCCCTTGCCGCTGTTGCGTCCTTGGCGGCTTCCTCTGTTCCCAAGGCTTCCGCCGCTTTCTGTATGCGCTTTTGCTTCCTAATAGATCGTTCTATTTCCCTTTGCTTTTGGGAGGCCTGGTACTGGTCGTATGTGCGGCCCTGGTATTCAAATGGTGGTTGATCTATCTCGCGCAGTTGTTTGTCGGTGTAGGTTCTGGAAGAAACCCCTTCCACAAATGGGTAGTAATGATGTTTACAGTTCCACCCACCAAGGCCCGGCCCAGTTCCGTATCCGGTGTTTTCGATGAAATCCGGGTACTTTGTGTTCTTGGGTTGCCCCGGCTTATTCCACACGAAAAGCTTCCCTTGCCACGACTGGTGGTTTTCTGGCCCACTTCCTGTGTTTCTCGCCCCAGCATGGGCGGACACTTCCACTAGGTTAGTTTCCAACCGCTCCATGCTCTGCTCTGCATAGCGCTGGCAGGTTTGATTCACCCCAGTCATCACAGCACGTCGAGCGGCTACATCTGCTTGATCGTAGTGTACCCGCCCGTTGGATTCGTAGCGGATAGACGTTAGGCCACCAGCGGCAAGCTGCTTCGTGGCGTGGGCTATCGCTTCGTTATAACTGATAGTCCCAGACATTACTTCTGTTTCCGCCATATCCAGTGCCCATTGATAGGCTTTCTTGGGTTCCAACCACTTAACAACCTTGCCGTTGCGTCTGACTGCAAATCCCATTGATTGAGTAAGGTTTCGTAATTCGTCCTTGGTCTGCCGCCTGATAGCCTCAACATCCACATCATCAACAATGTGGCGCGGGGCGGTAATCTCTGCTGCCGTTGCTAGTGCGCCGTAGTATTTACGGTTGCGCTCGACCACGCCATCCATGATAGCATCTACCTTGTCCAGGCTGGTTTGCGTAGTCTCTGCAATGGCTGTTGTGATTTCATCCAGTGTTATCCCATGGGCACGCAGTTCCCGGATATCCTCAACTGTCACCTGGTTCAGGTCATCGGATACCACCAGCCTCCAGCAGATTTCTTGTAGAAGCCGATCTTCCAGGCCCCGGAATAGTTCGGCAATAGGCTCAGGCAAGTCATCCAGAACAGCAGGGCTGAATGGGTACTTCATTATTCAAGTTCCCCTTGCGGCTCATCGACCATTTCCTCCATCCCTGGTAGCATAGCTTTGGCAGTCTCTTCATCCTCGCCGAAATGTTTCTGCCGGAATTCATAGGCATTCAGGATACCAGCAGATACCAGTTGCAGGTCAGCCGCCATTTCTGCGCGGTTGCTCTCAGGATCATCAAGTACACCATCGCCGAAACTGAGATGTAGTTCATAGTCCCCTTGAGGGGCCAGGGCGTACAGTGTAGCGTATACATCCATCGCATATACCAGATCGTCCAGGGCATCCCCAAACGCCTGCTGAATATGGCTCTCGGTGATATACTGTCTCTGCTTACTGGCCAGGATTTCCGTCGATGTTTTTTCAACGCTGGACGGGTCGGAAATCGTTCCGTATGCTAGGCCCGTTTGAAATTCAATCTGTTTCAGGATGTTTTGGAAACCCCTGTAAATGGCATCATCCCGAAACGCCGGGGAAAACTCCTTGAAGAAATCCCCATCCTGGGACATAAACGGCCCAAACTCATAGAGCCGGTTTCTCCCAAAATCACGGGCGTTCCCGCTGGTGTATTCTGCAAAAATTTTGCGTTCGCCCGATTTGAACTCCCACCACAATCTATCCCACTGTTCATCTGCATCCTTAACCAGACCAACGATGGAACCACCGAACACAGATACACCCAGGCGGCTATCAGTGTCGATGTTGTTCGCAACGGGCGGGGTGAAAAAGGCAAACAGCGGACGCTCCACACCATCAAGGGTGGTTTCATCATCCAAGGTTGCCCAGGCAGGGACCGTATCGAGCGGTACTTCCTCGCCCACTGTTCCGTATTGATTGGATTTGTGAGCTTTGTTCCGTACAACGTAGGCCGTGCGATCTCCGTCTCTCACAAACTCATGGCTTTCCAGGCGAACGTACCATTTACCGGCCAGCTGCACCCGTTCACGGAATACGCCGCCGGTGCATTTACCGGCTTCATCGAAGTTGGTAGGCTGAAATGCCATAATGCTAGAAGCATCGACTTTCAACGTTCCGTTGTACACATAAGGCCGAAGGGCCAGCCCACCAAGAGCAAGCCCCATCTCCAAATTTTTCTCAAAGCTCCGGGCCGCATCCTGGAAGCAAGCATCCAAGAACTCAGCCCGCGCCCCGCCGGTAACTGTTCCGCTGAACTCAACCAGCGCAGGCCGTGCCATTTCACGGGCGATAGCAGCAGGCAGGCCGAGCGGGATAATATCACGCTTGGCCCAGGGCGGTTCGTTGATGTACATGGAATACCACAGGTTGATATTCTGCTGCATCGTGGTACCAACCGCCGTATCTACGCCGAAATCCCTTTTAGCAGCAGCGGTAGGAAACAGCCAGTTTTTCAGATTTCGGAACGTCCTAGCAAAAAAGTTTTCCATTAGCGCACCTCCCTCCGCATTATCGTATACGCAAAGTAGCGTATCATATCCATTGCATGGTCCGATTCTTTAACTACCGCATCGGTTTCTTTTTTTTCATCCCAGCAGTAGGAACCGAATTCATCAAACGTATTTTCACAACTGGCATCGAACAGGATTCTACCAGCTAACAGCAGGCTACCAGTGAGGCGGATACCATCAAGCACCGCGTTATTAGCATCCATCACAGCAAATTTGCCGCGCCGCCGCAGTGTTTCCTTGAAGGATGCTGCCGATGGGTCAACGATTACTCGCTCTATCTGGTACCCTTCCGCAAATGCTTCCAGATCGTCGGCGTATTCCTCATCCGTTTTCTGGCGCTTCTGTTTGCGCCCATCGTAGTAGTATTCTTTTAGCATCACAGCTTTACCATTTCGCAGCTGCCACAGCCCCATAGCCGTAGGGTTCAACGTGCCGTAGTCGATGCTGATATAGTACACACCACCGGAGTATTGTTCCGTGGCTATATGTTTCGCCTTGTCGAACATCGGGTAAACTAGGCCGTCGGCTACGCACCATTCGCCCAGGATGTAGCGGCGATAGAACACGCCTGCATACATGGATTTGTACCGCTGGACGATTTCAGGCGCAAGAGCCGGGTTATCATCCAGAAGAAAGTGCAGATGCAAAGCGTTCTTTTCCACAGCTTTTTTAATCCATTCTTGGTAGAACCAATGGGAAGGGGGGCCAGGGTTGCAGTTGAACCACAACCGGGAACCAGCAATAGAACACCGGGCAAGCGCCTGCTCCACGAAGGAACGGGGTTGAAGTGCCACTTCGTCCAGCAACACCCCTGCCAGCGTCCGGCCCTGAATCAGCATGAACGAACCTTCATCCTTGCCGCCGAACACCTCAAATACATTTTCGTGTTCGCCATCGTTGACCACCATCACCTTATCCGTGCGTTTCCAGGTGACTTGATATTGGCTTGTTACCCAATCCACCTGCATATACGGAATGATGATATTTTTAACGGCGCTGTCCACGCTTTTCCCGCAGATAGCGAACCGCTGGCCGTCATAGCGGCGCATGGCATCATCGACAAACGCGATAGTCATTAGGGACGTTTTACCCGAACGAATAGCCCCGTCACAGATCAGGGCATTATATCCAGTAAACGGGAAAGCCAGGATTTTGCGCTGCTTTTCACTTAGCACAATCATCACCCGTTCTTTCCCGTTCCATGCGTTCTGCATCTTCCAACAGCGAACGGGTAAGATCATCAACCTGCTTCTTCCGCTTGCCGTAGCCCTTACCAACGGAAGCATACCGTTTTGCCAGACTATCACCAGCCTTTAGCCGGTCGGCTAGGGAAGCATCCAGTCCGAATTGATCTTTTACCCGTCCACGCATTACATCCGAATAAAATTGCATCACTTCTTCAATGCCTGCAATGCGTTCGTTGTCCAAATTCTTCTGAAAATGTTCGAGATAGGCAACTATCTTAGGGTTTCCCAGGGTTTCGTCCGCAATCGCCGACGCGCTTCTTTCTGAATACCCCGCCTCAATCGCCGCCTTGGTTTTATTGCCATATTGCAGATATAAATCAGCGAATTTCCGCTGTTTCAGCGTTAAACCAAACTCATCTCTCTTCAAGCGGAATCACCGCCGTAAATCTGGGCCAGTTTCTTCACAATATCGGCTAACTGGTAGCTTTCCATGATGGTGCTGTCCCGCATACGTCCAGCAGCATTTTTCTTCTTTTCAGTAAGCACGAACTTAGTCACCATCCTTCCCGTTTTTTCGGAATACGCCTGCATCTGGTTCAGCTTGATGAACCGCCCCTTTTGGCACAGGGCGGTTTGCAGCTTAGTTGCAACCTTTCTTAGATTCATCGTTATTCCTCCTACGCCCGTCTCTTCCGAGCTGTCAGGACGGGTTTCCATCGCCCCAGCATCCGCAAATGCTAACCGCTATTCTGGTAGCAGGCCCCGGTAACTACCCGGATATAGGCTATTGCCAGCCCGCCATATTGCCCCACAGCGGTGTTGGTGCTGTACACACACGCAACAGTGTTCCGCCGTGGGGAATTGCCGATTTAGTACGTTCATCGGCTACTGTATACAGTGCAGTCGCTGGGCCTTGAACCCAGTTCACCAATCCGGTGACGCCCCTACTAGCCCTTCCGCATATATCCCCGTCTTTCCGGGGTGCCAGGTGTTTCAGGGGATTACACCACAACCCATCCGGCGGCAGGAGTAGGATTTGAACCTACGCAGGCTGTAGCCCATACCGCATTAGCAATGCAGCCTCTTTAACCAAACTTGAGTATCCCGCCGTATGCCTAACCGGAATCCAACCGGGGCCACCAGGTGAGTGATGGAGCTGCTTTTACAGGCCGCAGCTTACCGAAGGAGCATTCCCTATGGAAACAAAAAAGAGAACCGACAGAGCGGAAAGCCAGCTATTGGCTCCTGCACCGATAGCCAGCATATAGAAAGAACTCCCGGCGCAACTGCCGCGCCTAAGACGCTGGTGACACACCCTTGCGTTATCCGGCGGCGTTCTTTCATATATCCAAACCTGCGCGGGTCGTGGCATCCCTACCGTGCCAGATAATAGGACGCTCGCCGCGCTTGGTTAGGTGCTGAAAAACAAAACACAAAATGATGGTAGGAGCAAAGCTTTCACCACCTTTCGTATTTTATTTTTTCCCTTTCAGGATGGTCCTGGTATTCGGAATTGAACCAAATCATACACACCAGTGCCCAGGATATGGAGGGCGGGGCAGGGGAAGAACCCCCGCCCCTATACCAAATAGGAGGGGTGGCTATTGCCGCCGCCACCCGGCGGAAGAAGCATGCGGAAGCCCGAAAGGACAAAGACTTCCTTGCTATTATTATACCATAATCTACCGTATCGTTCCACGAAAATCTGTGTTTTTGCTAATTCTTTGGACAATATGTCCATCTGTTAATCAGCATATTTGAAAATCACGCCGTCGATGAACGACTTATTTCTAATTCGTCTGTGCAAGCCGCTTGTGGATAGGTAATTTTCCCGCGCAGCAGCCCTTGCGCTGGGATAAAATTTCAGCACCTTACCCCATTTGTCCGTCTTGGCAACAATTCTGCAATTTGGACTTCTACGTTTCCTGTTCAGTTCCGCCCTAGTCACAAATTCCAGGTTGTTCACCGCACAGTTTCGATAGTCCCCGTCCTTGTGGTGTAGAATCATGCCCTCACGTTTCCCACCAAGGAATACATCGCGCACAACATCTTTTACCCGAATTGTTTTACCAGCAATTTGAACGGTAGTGTTGCCGTTATGCGACTGTTGGCGCATGATTCGTGGATTTTCAGCCCTTTCTCTGGAATGGTCCCAACGTTGTTTTATCCAGCTTCGGATTTCGCCAAAATTAGAAACATCGTACCACCCACTTGTCCCTGGGATAGGCAACCACGCTTCTTTCAAATCTGCCCCCCAATTCTATCCAGCAGAGCCACAAGGCCGCGAACTTCCAACGGATCAACGCCCGTCTCTTTCTTCAATTTATCCAGACGATAGGTGATAGTGTGCCGGTGGCAAAATAGTTCCCGCGCCACCTTGCTAATCATCATCCGGTTCTTTTCGAGCGAAAGAAGAACCTTCTTATCGAAATCATCCATATTATCCTCCCGCTTTTTTCAGCTTCCAGAAATCGTTGATAGCATCCCGGACCGGGTCTGTTTTGCGTTGTGATCTAGCATACTCCAGTATCTCCAAATCACGCTCATAATGCTCTTTGCACATCTGCCGCCCCGGTAGCGCTGGGCGTTCGCAGTAACGGCACTCCCCTGCTGGTTTCCGTATATACCGTTCTCTGTGTTTTCTGTTGCGCCGCAACCTGCATTCATTGCAGAACGCCTGCCCTTTGTAGGCCGGTTTGCCGCATGCTGTACATAGCCCTGCCGCTTTTCGCTGCGCGTACAAGGTTTTCATACTCTCCCTGTTGCGCTCTCCCCGTTTTTTCTTTTCATCTTGGGATAGTTTGGCATTACAGGCGTTGTTTGCCTCTACGCTGATAGATAAGCATTCCAGGCATTTATACCGCCCGGGGGCGGCGCGTTCCTTCATACACCGAACGCACAGCCCCCTAGCTTTTGCCCATTCATAACTCTGCTTCTTATACCGCAAATCCCGTTGTCTGATTTCCTGCGCTGTCAAGGCCATTATTCAGCGCCCCCGGTTATCAGTTCGGAGTATGGGAGAGATTCGATCCAGCGGCAGAACTCCCTCCACTCGGTGAGCTTATGATTGCGCCGAGCACGGTAAATGTTAGCTAGAACTTCATAGTTTAGCATCAGGGTTCGGCGCTGGTTGTAGTTAGAGGGAAGGAATTGAATAATCTGCCTCCACCAGATTTTTTCACCCGTTTCAAGATACATTTCTCTGCATCTATTTAGCAGCCCAACGATAGTGCAAAACACTTCGTAAGGCGACCAATCGACACGTTCTTGCCATCTCGCAGAAATGATAGGACGATCACATGAATCCAAAATGTCTTCACAACTGAAATCGTCCACGAAAAACGGCTTTTTGTGGATACTATGCATCGTAGAACAGGAGTTAGATACCGTGCCCACCTTGTACGTTTCAAGTTCCTTGTACCAGTACAGCGGCGCAGTCACGTCCACATACACCACGATCATCCGCATAAATTTGCGGTGGTCGGTGCCAGCCTTAACAAGGCGCATCATTAAGTCGTGGTCGTTGGGGCCGATTTCGTAGCGGCTTGCGATGATATGCCCATCTTCTTGGCGCAGGTATTTGCTATCCGACTTGTCCCAGCTGTTGTGAGGGTTTCTCATCCCTCTAATAGCGGCTTCCCATCCCATTGTCTCGGTGTGTTCAAACTCAATCATTGGTTCCCCTTTCCAACTTGTGCATTTTTTGCACAGGTTTCCCGTTAATACTTTATTTCGTCACCAACCATGCAGTAATCCGGAATCCCATATACATCGGCGGCATAGAATTCCACTTTGCATCCTCTTGCTTCGCTCCACCCCTTGCATAGGATGATAGCATCCGCGTCCGCCATGACCTTCAGGCTCTCACCCAAGAACCACAGCGGCTTTGCTTCGGTGGGAGCGCCCCGAAAGAAACTCTCCAGGACCTCCACATCATCACCCCACTTGGCCTTAGCAGCCTTGATAACTCGCTCCCGTTCTGCCAGGATTTCGGCGTCGGTTTTGCCCCGCATGGGCTGAGAGATAAAGATTTTCATTTTGAATCATCCTCTTTGTTTTCATCGTTCCAGGACAAAACAGCTAGGCCGTAGGTCGGCTCCGTTTTTCCTGTGTTATGGCATTCCTCGCATCTAACCCGGTACAACTCTGCATCATCTCCGATTCTGTACATGTACTGTACAGCGGGTTCTCCGCCGCATTTTCGGCAACGGTGGGGATCAGGAATCATTGCCGTACACATCTGCCGCAATCTCCCCTGCACAGGCCGCATAGCCTGCCATGTCAACCCAGTTGTCCTGGTGTTTCGGGTTCTCCTTTGCCCTGCCAACTTTTAACAGAATCATCATCTGCGCCACATCAACCGGCGTGATCTCACGCCCAGCATCCAGATAGGCCGTCCACAAATCAGCGATAGCACTAAAGCTGTCCTCTGGTTTTCCGTATTGATCCTGCCTGTCGTTGCACACGCACTTTTCAGCGGCATCCAGGATGGTTTTGCGGGTGGTGGGCTGTTCCCCCTGATTACCGATGGTGTGGCATTTGATAAATGCCGCTGCATCCTGCATCAGTTTTTCGTGGCACGCGATCCCCTCCACAGATTCCGCAACATACGGACATTTTGTGTTGCAATCTCTCGGCGTTCCGCCGCATTGGCACACCTCTAACGCGGCGATCATCCGCATAGCCTTATCAAATTCCAGCCGCTTAGTTACCTGGTCCATCAACATTTTTTACACTCCATTTCCAGCTTTTTCATTTCAGCGATAGCCAACGCCGCCTTGTGCATGGCCTTACGTTCATTCAACTTTGCCACCACCTGCACGGTTTCCGCCGTGCAGATGATAGCTAGAGCCTCCAACCAGAACACCATCCAGGGGTGTGCTAGCATCCATTCCATCATTTCCCCTCCATTTCTTCCAGCCGCTTCTTGTGTCGCTCCCACTTCCAAACGGATATGTCCGCATTGGGTTTCAGTTCCAGGGCGATAGCGCAAGAAACGACGTCGGTGTATTCTTCGTCCAACTTATCCAGGTAGTTCCTTCCGCCCTCTTTAACCGGGTTATCTCCCCGCAAAACTCTGGCGAGTTTCAGGGCGCAGTGGGCCAACTCCATGCACTCCTCTGCTAGGGCTTCATAGCAGGCAGCATAGCCTACCATGGCTGGGAAATCTCCCCAGCATTTCATTTTATCCGGGATATTCATTTGTCTCCTTTCTAAACTGGTCGATTTCGGCCAGTTTAACCGTGTCGATTTCAACACGGTTACGTGTTAGTTGTCATTCCACCCCCGGCGGTTCCGGCAAGAGCATCCAGTAATCGGGATCAACAACAATCTCCAGGCCTGGGGAATTGAATTTTCTAGCTACCCAGCAGTTCTGTTCCCGATAATTGTTAGTCAAGTACCCAACCAGTTCATATCCACCTTCAAAATGCAGTAGCACCATGCGTCGTTTTTCTGGCAACCGTTCTGTCACCGGAATCCATCTGGTTCGTTCCAGCGCTTCCAGAATAGTCCGATACGCCTCCCTCGCCCCAGGCATAGGAGTGTTGTCTGCGTGGCGTTGGAGCCACGTCCTTGCTTCGTCAATCGTCATTTGGTACCTCCATTTTCGCGCCGCACCACGGGCAGAACGCATATTTATCACGCGGGCCGATTCTTTTTGGCCACGTTCCGGCGCATTCTCCGCACTCACTGCATAAATTGTTCACCAAATTAAACCCTGGAAATGAATTTTTATCCTCGATCCAATGCCCCCGCCGCACCGGGGCCACATCGGCAGCAGGCTCTAGCTCGATCACACGTTCCACCGCCCGGCTGTAATATTCTGCAGCAGACTGATTCAGGTGATTGATTAGTGATTGTCGATCTATGTACTCACTCATTTTTTACCCTCCTTGGGTCCGCTCTCATTCCTGTGTATGTCCATCTCGGGATGTATTTTCCGTACCCTTTTTCGATGTGTGCATCCAACACAACAACCGCTTCTGGGTTGTATATGTACTGTGTTTTATCAGTTATCAAATCGCGGATTTCTTGAATTGTTAGCTCGGGATTTTCCTCGCAAACAATTCCCAAAAATCTTGCAGTAGCACTTGTTGCTTCCGTGAACCTTTTTTTCTTTTTCGGAACGTAAAATGCAGCACCAAGTCCAACTTTATGCTTCCTTGCCATATCACACAAAGATTTTCGGTGGCCTGGGCATATCCTGAGAGGTTGGCCGCCAGAGGTGAAGACAGTAGGGATGGTTGTTCACGTACTCGCTCTTGGGCGGGTGGTATTGTACGACTGCCTCCTCATCCTCAAAGAACATATCCTTGATAGCACACATCTCCGCCCAGGTAGGCGGCGTTTCCCGTTTGCGGTTGCAGGGTGACACGCTGACGTGCTCCCAACCCCCGCCATTGCTGGCGATACAGAAAAACGATCTTCCGCCTACGTAAACTTTGAAAGCACCGTTGCCGGCGTCTCCGGGTCCTCCGTGGATACGGTACCCAAAATCCCTATCTCTATATTTGTCCAGGGTGTGCAAGTCTTTCAT